TTAAACAAATATCACCATTTGATAAATATGAAGTTTATAAGAATAAAATTAATGAAATAAGAAATAGTACAACTAATGATAAAGAAGAAACAATTAAATACATAAATTCTTTAAAAATGAATGTTGCACAAAAAGCAATGTTTATAAAACAATATTATAAGAGCTTCAATAAATATAATAAAGAAATAATAAATTATATTAATAGTCAAAAACTAACAAAACAAGAAAAAGAACAAATTTTAAAACAATTAGGATTTACTATTAAAGATGGGAGGGTTTATTACTAATGAATATACAAGATAGAAAAAAATCCTTCACAGCAGAGGAACTAAGACAAAGATATGACTTAGATAGATTAACTAAAGATAGAAAAGCAATAGAATTATCACAAGAAGAAATAAAAAACACAGGTGCTTACTTACAACAATTTGTAGAAGCAACTACTGAAAACTTACAAGAACTTCAAGACCAAGTAGATGGTAATATCACTACTTGGTTTTTTTCTGGAGTTCCAACTCTTTCTAATGATCCAGCAGTTGATTGGATAACTACTACTGAAAAAGATAGACATTTAGGCGATTTATACTATGACCAAAACACAGGTTATGCTTATAGATTTTTAAAGAGTGGTACTACTTATTCATGGAGTAAATTAACTGATTCTGATGTAACTGAAGCACTAGCAGTAGCAAATGCAGCACAAGATACAGCAGATAGTAAAAGAAGAGTATTTGTAGCACAACCAACAGTTCCATATGATATAGGTGATATTTGGTTAAAAGATGGTGATTTATATAGATGTCAAATAGCAACAACAAGCGAAGGATCATATAATCCATCTCATTGGATAAAAGGTGTAGATTATACAGATGATACAGTAGCTTTACAAGCCCAACAAGAACTTGATCAGTTTAAAACTGAAGTTAGAGAAGGATATGCAACTAATGCAACACTTCAAACAACTGCTAATTCTATAAATGGAAGAGTTGATGAAACCTATACTTATATCACTAATGTTGAAGCAACAGCTAACAATAATAAAACAGCTACAGACCAGCAGATTGAAGAAATAAGAAACACAGTTGAGGCAAATCAAACAGCTAATGAATATAGTATCAACATAATTAATCAGCAATTGATAGATGGAGTAGTAAAATTTGATACTGGTACTGGATATACCTTTGATATTGATGGACTTAAAATAAATAAAACTGATAGTATTATGAAGCTTATTCTTGATAATAATGGATTAATAGTATATCGAAATCAAGATGAAGTATTAAGAGCTGATAGTGATGGTGTTAATGCTGAAAATATGACAGTAAGAAAATTCTATGTTCAAAGACCAATAAGAGCAGAAAAAACAACAGCCATAAGTGATGGAACAAGTATTGGTTTAGGAATATTTTGGGTAGGTGATAATTAATGGCATTAAATACATATTCTAAAGATATTAATATAGATACACAGGGAGAAGGATTAGGAACACTAAGATTAATTGTTACTGAAGATAGTTATGATATTGCAGGTAATTATTCTAATTGCTCTTATACCTTACAACTTATAATTAAAACAAACTATAGATGGAGAGCAAGTAGTGGTTCTTGGAGTTTATGGGGAAGTGCTAGTAATAGTGGCAATATAGTTAGTATGGCATATTATACTGATACTACAACATTAGCAAGCGGTTCATTTACAGTGCCTCATAATGCTGATGGAACTGGTACATTTGCAATAGGATTTAGTTTTACTTCATCATATAGATTAAGTGGCAGTGATACATTAAGTGGTACTCTTTCTACAATACCAAGAGCAAGTGAACCATCTGCTACAACTGGAAATATTGAAGAATCATTAACTATATATACAAATAGAAAATCATCATCATTCACACATACTTTAACTTATTCTTTTGGAGGACTATCTGGAACAATAGCTACAGGTGTAGGTGATTATTTTGTTTGGAATATTCCATCAAGTTTGTATAGTCAAATACCAAATAATACATCAGGAACTGGTATTATTTATTGTACAACCTATAATGGTGGCTCACAGGTAGGAGAAACAAAGGCATGTTATTTTACTGTATATACAGTAAAAAACAGAGTTAATCCTGTTGTAAGTATTAGTGCAGTTGATACAAATAAAACTTTAGATACTGGAGTAACTATACAAAGTATAACAGGTGATACAACAAATAAAACAATTATAAAAGGAATGTCAAATGTTAATGTTTCATTATCAGCAACATCTAGAGGAAGTTCATCAATTAGTGCAACTCAAATATCTTCTGGAACAGGTTCTTATGTTAATAATACTGGTAATTTTAATACAACTTTCGTTAATTCTGAGACTGCATCTTACACTGGGAAAGCAGTTGATAGTCGTGGATATGATGGCTATGCATATGTAACAAATTTAACAATGTTAGATTATATTAAATTATCAATTAATCCTATAGAACTATATAGAACTAATCAAACAGAAAATACATTATATGCAAAAGGTAGTGGCAAATATTTTAATGGTTCATTTAATGGAACAAATAATATTTTATCATTTAAATATAGATATAAAGAAAAAGGTTCATCATCATATTCTAATTGGATAACTCAAGCAGTAACTATATCAGGTAATGCTTATAGTTTTGATTTTCAAGTAGGGACTAACTTTGATTATACTAAAATATACGATTTTGAATTTAAAGTGGAGGATCTATTAATTATTAAAACAGTTCAGGTAAGTAGTACACCTGGAATACCAATAATGGGATTGTTTGAAGATTTTATAGAAATATTTGGTGAACCAGCTTTCTATAAATAAAATAAAGGAGGATGTGGAAAATGTTTAAAAAAGTAATCGGGGGGGGGTTGTTATTTAACAACTACCACCCTACAAATGAAAGGGGGGAGAGGGTTTAATTATCTTTCTCTTCTTTCATTTAAGGAGTGTATCTAATGACAAAACTCAATGGTGCACTTCAAATAGGGAATACAGGTTATAAATTAGAACAATTAATACCATATGTATTATATGATAATTCCACTGGTGCTTCTACGGATATAACATTAAATGATAATTATACTGAATATAAATATCTTGATATTTATTGTAAAGATACTTGGGTAGGTTGTTATTTTAATACTAGAGTAGATTTAAATGCTAATCAGTATTTTATGGTTAGTGCTAACATTAGTAGAAGTGGTTATAATGGGTTTATGAGTATAGCAAAACAATTTTATTTTACAAATTACAATAAAATATATAAAAATCAATACTCTGATTTTGTAGGAATTTATTGTAGTAGATATTCAAATACCTATGAGTATTATAACAGTGCCAATTATGATATTTTAATTGTTAAAGTGGTTGGTTATAAATAACTTGTATTAGGTAGTATTAAATAGCTAATACTATGACAAAATTAAATGAAAATTTAGAAATAGGAAATACTGAATATACCTTAAAAGATATAACTAATAATCAGGGTAAAATATTATGGACAAATCCAAGCCCTACAAGTGATTTCGCATCACAAACTATAATTTTAAGTAGTGATGATTATGATATGTTAGAGATATTTTATCATACTTTTAATAATCAAGTTGGAAGTTCGAGAATATTTAAAGGTAAAGGGACAAGAATAATAACTTCAATATCAAATGGAACAGTATATATGAGAATAATTGACTATGTTGATGATACACATTTTTTTGCATCGAATATATATGGTGGAAGTAATGGTAATTTAAAGCCACTTTACATAATAGGTTATAAAACAGGATTATTCAGTTAAAGATAATTGATACCTCAAATATGTGGATAACATAATAATTACATGGGGGGGGGGAGCAAATATTATGCTCTAACCTCCTACGAAAGAGAGGTGGAAAGATATTTAATATCTAATCCATCTCTCGGAGGTATTCTATGACTAAATTAAATAAGAATATTTTAATAGATAATACAGGAGTATCATTAGATGATATAAGCAAACTTCAACCATATTCAATTTTTTCTGGGAACACTACAGGTATAGTTACATGTAGTAATGTAATAACTAATTATAGATATATTTCAATTATATATTCTGGTGCAGACGGCGGTTATAATTCAACAGGACTAATTCCAGTTTCAAATAATCGATTAATATCTTTAATGACACATAGTTTTAGAGATAACCAAGCTACATTGTGTTTATGGGTATCAACATTAAAAATAAGTGGTAATCAATTAATCCCACAAACTAATAAATGGATTTGGAGAAATGTAAACAATATTGGATTTAGTGATGGTAATTATGTAAATGTATTAATGGTTGTTGCATATAAATAGTCATAGAATAAGCATAAGCAAGTCTTATGGCAAAACTAAATAAAGATTTACAAATTGGTAATACAAATATCAATTTAGAAACAGTTGTTAATAATTGTATATACTCAACAGCAGAACAAATAATAGGAAAATGGATAAATAATAAACCATTATATAGAAAAGTAATATCAATAAGTAATTTAGTAATTACAACAAGTTTAACTACATATCCAGTTGGATTAATAAATCCGGATAAAATAGTTAAAATAGATTTAAGCATGAGATATTCAAATAATCATTGGTTTACATTTTGGCATTTAACTGATATTACTTATGATCCGATTAATAATAAAATTTTATTATATGGTGATTCAACGGCTACATTTCCAGAAGCATACATAATAATAGAATATACAAAAACAACTGATTAGATATTAAATGTCATTTATATGGCAAAATTAAATGAAAACTTATTAATAGGAGAAACAAGTATTCCTCTTATTAATTCTACAATAATAGAAATTGGAAGCAATGCAAATGGTAAATATGTTAAATATGGAAACGGATTAATGATATGCACAAAACATATATCACAATCAGTTCAACTGAATGATAGTTGGGTTTCTTGGTATGAAACATCATTAGCATTAGGAAACTGGGCAAAGGAATTTATTGATATACCTATGGTTAGTGTAACTAATGTTAGTGCAAGTGGATTGTTAGTACAAAGTTTTAACCCATCTCCATCAAGAACAAGTGCTGGTACTATATATTTAACAAGACCATCGACAGGAACACATGTTGCAACTTTAGATATTATTGCTATTGGTAAGTGGAAATAAAGAAAGGATAAAAAGAATGAAAAAAAAGTTAGAAAACATTAAATCTTGGTATTTATTACTTGCTGGTTTCTTCGCAGTAATAATAGCAATATTTACTTTTATGCATAATACTTTAAATAAATATGATGAAGTATTAGCAACAATAAAAACAACTCAACAAATGAGTTTAAAATCAGTTATATGGAATGATAATATTCCATTGGCAGAAAGATCAAGTGCATGTGATGTTTATTTAAATGCAGGATATAACTCACTTACAAAAAAACATTGTCAAATAATTTTAGAAGAAGGAATCAGCAATGGTTCTTTTTAGTTTGAAAGAAAGGAGGAAAATGTATGAAGCAATGGTTAAAGGCTGCTGGAATAAGAGCTATTAAAACAATATGTCAAACTGCAATTGCAACAATAGGAACAGCAACAGTAATGGAAGAAGTAAATTGGGTAATGATAGCCTCTGCATCATTATTGGCTGGGATATTAAGTTTACTTACAAGTGTTGCAGGATTACCTGAATTAGAGAAAGGAGAATAATTATGAATGAAGAATTTGTAGAAGTTATAGGAGATTCTGAAGAAGTAATAAATGAAATGGAGGAGGATGTTGAATAATGGCAGTAATGGGTGCAAATGATTTAGTAAATATGTGTAAAAACATAGCTACTAATAATAAAACATTATATGTATATGCTTGCTTTGGATCACCAATGACTCAAAGAAATAAAGAAAGATATACTAATAACTGTGATTATAATAGACAAGAATCTAGAAAAAGAAAAATATTGGCTGCAAGTAATGATACATTTGGATTTGATTGTGTAAACATGATTAAAGGTATCTTATGGGGCTGGTGTGGTGATATCAATGCTACATATGGTGGAGCAAGATATGCTTCTAATGGAGTTCCAGATACTAATGCTAATGGAATGTTTCAAGATTATTGCTATGACAAAACAAACGATTTTTCTAACATAGTACCTGGTGAGTTTGTTTGGATGAACGGACACATTGGAGTATATGTAGGAGATAATCTAGTAGTAGAATGTACACCAATTTGGAAAGATGGAGTACAATTTACAGGATTAGGAAATCGTGGAGGTAAATCAGGATACAATAATAGAACATGGACATCTCATGGTAAATCTAAATTTATAGATTATGGATCACAACCAACACCTGGATTTTTACCATCAAGAGGTTATTATACGGAAGGAGACCAAGATAGCCATGTTGCTATGATAGATAATTTCTATATGGATAAAGTAAAAGGTAATTACTTTGGTACTTACACAAAACAACTAACTATGGCTTTACAAGATAAATATAATATACCAGGTGGTATAGATGGTAATATAGGACCATACACATTAAATAAAATGAAAGAATTAGGATTATCAAGTTCTATTAGTCTTCCATCAAGAGGATACTTCAAAGAAGGAGATAGTGGAGACAGTATATCTTTAATAGATGATTTCCTAGCTAATCAAGTATATGGTGATTATTTTGGAACATTTACTAAATATGGAACAAAAGCTCTGCAAATAATAGGAAAAGCTGATGGAGTATATGATGATGCTATAGATGGCAATTTTGGTCCTAAAACATTGGCTACTGCCGAACATTATGGATTTAAATACTAGGAGGTAGTATGATATATAAATTATATGTGAATATAGCAGGATGGAGTAAACTAGACTTTGACCATGACAAAAAAGTTATATTAGACACAATGGCATATGATAATAAAAAACATAAACATACATACTATATGATAGTTAAAGAGGATAAAAATGTAGGACCAGAAGTGGATATATTAAGAAGCCAAGAAGAAATAGATCATTATATAAATGCATATAATGAAAGAAAAAAATTAGATGATATGTCTTGTATAGAATTAAAAAGACAAATATTAGATATGCAAGAAAAATCAAAAGTAAAAACAAAAGGCACTAGAAAAATCTAGTGTCTTTTTTTTATTTATTTAAATAATTTCTACCAAATATCTTAATAAAGTTTAAATTAGGATATTCTTTGTTAAATGCTTCTTGCCCTTTTTTATGCCACTTATCATTAAATACAGGATCATCCTGATATTTTCTATGACAATCTAAACATAATCTTTGACATAATCCATATTGCATAGATAATTTCCTGTTCTTACCTCTAAAGACCTCATTCCAAGTAAGCTGGTAAGTAGAACCACATAACATACATTTAGAAGCATCATCAGTAAATAGACTAAATCTATTGTTTTCTATTTTTTTAAGCTTGCTAGTTCTTTGTTTAAGACTCATATTTCTTTTATTTTGCAATTTAGTCTTTTTTAAACTGCATTGCTGCTTCTTATATTCTTTGTATGGACAATTCATACATTGACTAAGTTTTATTTCTTTATTATAATGTTTACAGGTGTACTTATTGAACCCTATCTTTAAACAATTTAAATTATTCATTTTAATACCTCATTTCTTAGGTACTAAATAGGTACTAAAAAAATAAATTTTTAAATAAACTTTGTTATTTCATAATTGGTGGTAGTCATATAAAATAAGACTTTTAAAGTTTAAATAATATTCTTTATTATTCCCGCTATGCTCCACCAATATGTATTTAACTCTTATTTTATAAGAGTTTTTATTTTTTTAGGTACTATTTAGGTACTATTTTTTTATCTTTTTATAAATTATCTAATATATCTACTATTTCATTTTGAATAGTAGGAAATAAATGCATATATGTTTCTTGCATTACTTTTATTGAATGTCCCATACGATCAGACATCATTAAGAAAAATTTAGTTGTATCAGTTTGACCTGATTTAACATATTCATTTATTAAAAGTGAAACATGACTATGTCTAAATTCATGAATAGTTATAGGTTTTATTCCAGATATCTTAAAATAGTAGTTCTTATATCTATCTATATTAGTTTGTGGTAAGAATTTTTGACATCCGAATACAAACCAATTTTCTCTATAATCTGTATATTTCATCATTTCATTTTTATATACAAGGAGTTGTTCTTTTAATGTCTTACTCATTTTAATTTTTCTATTTATATAATTCTTTGTAGAAGTTATTTTAAAAGGATCCTTTGTTTTAACACTTAATGTTTTATTAACTGTTATTTCATTTTTATCAAAATCTATATCATTCCAATTGAGAGCTTGAACTTCTCCTTTTCTCATACCAGTGTAGTAAAGAAAAATAAAGAATGTTTTCCAAGTAATATTATCAATAACAGATATAAATTTATTAAAATCTTCATAACTTATATATCTTAATTTATCTTCATCTTTAATAACCTCATCATTCTTCTTTTGAAATCTACCGACAATAGCTACTGGATTAGATTCTAAACCATAATTTTTAACAGCATAATCAAATATTGATTTTAAAATGTTGTGTAATTTATTTAGATAGGTTATTTTTAACCCCTTTTTAGCCATTTCTAGCCTCCAATTATTAATTAATGATATATTTATCTCATTAATGTTTAAATGACTAAAATAAGGCTCTATATTCTTTTTATAAGCATTTTCATATGAATAGACAGTTGATTCTTTTCTTATTTGATACATTTCTTCAAAATATGCATTTGTAACAAGTATAAAAGATTTATTAATAGGATTATCTCTTTTCATTAAAAATAATCTTTCTGCTTGTTGTGCTTCTGACTTAGTGAAATATTTTTTTGATTTATATTTTTTATTTATTCCATTAAAATCTTTTTTATAAGTTATATAATACCAAGATCTACCATCATTGGTTTTATTTTTATCTTTTAAAACTGACATAAAATTACCTCCATTTCTTGAAATAGAGTTTTTCTTATGTTACAATAAAATTGCATATGAAAACTCTAATGTCCTGTCAGACTTGTGTTTTTATGTGTACTTTGACTTCGTGTTCGCAGCACGAAGTTTTTTATTTTGAATAATATTTAAACATATAATACAATCCATAACTTAAAAATATCATATTTAAAATATTAACAACTTGAATTGGTTGATTATTACCAATAGTATTAAATACATCAATAATATAGAATAATGTCCAAATTAAATATGCGAATCTAAATATATGAATTAAATTATTTTTCATAATATTTCACCTTCTAAATTATTATTTATTAAAAATGTTATATATTTATCTGCTTCATCCTCATAATCATTAACTTTAAAAGCAAATAAATCATTATCAATTTGTTCTAATTGGTCTAATTCTATATGTGCTAATTCATGTAATATTGTTTTTCTTTTGTTTCGGTAAGATAAAAGTTTATTTATAAATATATTATTGATACCTTTATATGAAAATATAAATCCATTAACTCGATATGGTAAATCAACATATGAAACATTAGCATTATAATAATGCAATAATTCATCAAAACTGATTTCACCGTTAAATAGGCTAGTAATCATTTTCGCCGAGTTCCTTATCTATTTCTCGTTTTCTTTTTTCAATAATAAATTTAATATATTCTTTATCTTCATCTGTTAATAAATCCTTATTCTTACTAAATAATACTTCTAATTCATCAAATGACTTACTATCTTCCATCATTAAATCTGATCCAACTAAAGCATCCATTGGAATTTGAAAATAATCAGATAATTTAATAATGTCCTGTGTTGATATTTCTCTATCATCAGATTCCCATTGACTTATCAATGATCTAGTTTTACCAACAATATTAGCTAATTCTTCTTGAGTTAGTTTTTTTTGTTGTCTTAAAAATTTTATGTTTTTTGATAGAAAGTCCATATTTTTCAACTCCTTTCTAATACTAGAATACACTAAAAGTGACAAAAAGTAAATAAAAATGTCACAAAAAGTAAAAAAAGTATTGACAATGTCACAAATAGTAACATATAATAGTGTCATAAGGAGGTAAAACATGAATAACAAGCTAGATTATATTAAGAATAATATTAAGAGTTTGAGAGTAAAAAAGGGGCTGACTCAAGAAGATGTAGCATATCTAATGGGTATATCTAGAGCAACATATAATGATTATGAAACTAATCCATTAAATGTAAAAATAGATACTTATAACAAGATGGCTGATATCTTTGATTGCAATTTAGTCGATTTTTTTATAGATTCTAATGTCACTAACAGTGACAATTAAAATGTAAAGTCTGACAGGACAAAGGAGGATTAATAATGAAAAGAGAAAACAATTATCATAAATCCCCAGAAGAATTATTGAAACAATATTATTTAACAGCAGAAGATCTAACAATAATAATTCCACATCTAAAAATAGAAAAAGCAAGAGTTTATATAAGAGAGATTAGAGAACAAATGAAACAGCAAAATATATTTGTTCCAGAATCGAGACCATATGAAGCTCTTACTAAATTAATAAAAAAGAAATTTGGATTATAGGAGGATTTTATGAAAAAGAAACTTGTACTTAAAACTAAATGGAAGATTGTACTATGTGCCATTATATATGCTGCAATATTAGGAACACTATTCTACATACTTTATAAAATGGATCAATCTTTTATGGAAAACTGTATGAATAATGGCTATTCTTATGATTATTGTTTAAAAAATAAATAGGAGAGTATATGAAAAAAGTAGAAAAAGAAAAAGACTTTAACCCGCCAAGATTAAACAGTCTTTTTGTCTGTAAAGACACCTTTATTATACTACATTTTCTAGAAAAAAGAAAGAGGTGTTGTTATGGCTAGAAAAAGAATGTTTGATTTGGAAGTTGTTGATACTGATGGTTTCCTAGAAATGCCAGGAACAACTCAAAATTTGTATTTTCATCTAGGTATTAGAGCTGATGATGATGGATTTATATCTAATCCTAAAAAAATAATGGACTTAGTAAAAGCAACTGATGATGATTTTAAATTATTATTAGCAAAAGGATATTTAATAAAATTTCCAAATGTAATAGTTATTAGACACTGGAAACTGAATAATTATATAAGAAAAGATAGATATAGACCAACAATATATACCAATGAATTAAGTAAGCTCTGGTGTGATAATAATGGAATATATTTTCTAGAAGAAGAAAGAAAAAAAGGTATGGTGTACCACATGGCAACCAATGGTCTACCCAGTATAGATAAGAATAGTATAGATAGTATTAATAATATATATAATATCATCCAAGAAGAATTTGGTAGACCAATATCACCAATTGAAATGGAAATTATAGATACTTGGAATGAATTTCCTTTTGAATTAATTAAATTAGCAATTAAAGAAGCTGTTTCAAGTAATAATCGAGCCACAAAGTACATTGATAGAATTTTATATAATTGGAAAGTAAAAGGAATTAAATCAGTTGCAGATGCAGAAAAGTGTATCGCTGATTTTAGAAGTAATCGAACTAAAAAAGGAGACTTGCCTTCTAAAGCTAACGAAGGTGCTAGTCTATATGAAGAATTATGAAAGAAGATAGTTTTGATTTAGAACAATCAATTATAGGTGTAATTCTATTAAATGGAAAATATATTGAGCAACTTGTTATAGATGAAAGATTCTTCAGTGATCCACAAACTAAAAAAACAATTGAACTACTAAAGAAACAATACAATGAATTTCATACAGTAGATATTGTTGGTTTAACTGCAAATTATCCTGATTATTTTTCAGGAACTGGAAAAATATCAATAGAATTTTTATCAGAATGTTTAACAATGGGTTCACCAAATCAATTTGAGTATTATCAAGATAGTTTATTTAAACAATACATAAGAAGAATGCTACTTGGAGAAATACAAAAATTTCAAAATGGAAAAATTAATCAAGATGAATTATTAGATTCTATACACGCATTAGAACAAAAGACTTTATACAAAACATCAAGCAGTTTAACTGGGGAACAAATATATAATCTAATAACACAACAAAAGAAGAAAATAATATTTAATTATCAAAAATTAACTAAAGCAGCAAACATTCAAGAAAATGATTTAATTGTTATTGCAGCTAGACCAGGTATAGGTAAAACAGGTTTTGCAATTAATTTATTAACCCAATTAAGTGATAAGTATAAATGCCTATATTTCAATATGGAAATGACAGAGCAACAACTTTATAGAAGAATGGTATCAATAATCAGTAATATTCCAATGTTAGAACAAGATAGTTTATCAAAAGAGCATACATCAGATTTAATAAAAATAGAAAGTTTAAAATCAGCAAGTGAAAAGATAAGTAAGAAAAAAATAGAAATTATAACTGGTGGACAAACTATTAGAACAATCCGTTCAAAAATTATTAAAGAATCCACCAATGAACATTTAATTGTATTTATTGATTATGTTGGACTTATAAGAGATACAGAAAAGAATAGATCTAATTATGAAAGAGTAACTGATATAGTAAAAGAATTAAGACAAATAAGTCTAGATTATAACTGTACAATATTTGTTTTAGCTCAAATAAATAGAAATTCAGAAAAAGAAAAGAATAAGGAACCAAAAATAAGTGATTTAAAGGAATCTGGAGAACTTGAACAATCAGCAACAACAGTATTAATGTTACATGATGAAAATATGTATAAAAACTCAAGAGAAAGAGGACATGACATACAACTAATAATTGGAAAAAATAGAAATGGTTTAACAGGCAAAATGCAATTTGAATATGTAAAATCAACTCAAAGATTTATTGAATATGAAAGCAGTAAGGAGGATAAATAATGGAAGAAACAATAAGTTATGATGAATTAACTAAATTATTAAAAATACTATGGAACTTAAACATTTCTGAAAATGTTATTGAGAGACTATGTAAAGTAGATAATTTAAACAAATTAAATAAAGTTCAATATAATTATCTGTTATATATTCTCTGCTTGAAATGAGGTGATTAAATGGCTAGAAGGGTTAAAGTATTTGGAGGGCAAGAAGAAACACTACCAATAAAGAATCCTAAACAAATAGATGCATTATTATCTCACTTCATAATTAAAAGAGATAAATCAAAAAGTGAAATAAAAAAATTTCAAGCTGATAGAAATTATATGATGTGTTTAGTTGGATTCAATACAGCATTTAGAGCAGAAGATTTATTGCAATTAAGAAAAAAGGATCTAAATGGATATGTACACATTAAAGAAAATAAAACAGGCAAAATGCAAAACTTTAGAATGAATAAAGACTTTTATCAGGAAGTATTAGATTATTGTGATAGATGGGAAATAACAGATAATGAATACTTATTTATGGGGCAAAAGAAAAGTCAAACCTATGAAGGGAAAACCTATCCAATAATACTTCCAATAACTAGGCAACAAGGGCATAGAATTTTATCGAAAGCAGGAGATGCTATAGGTATTGATTATGTATTTGGATTACACAGTTTAAGAAAAACATTTGGATATCAATATATTAAGAATGGTGGTAATCCTGAAACACTAATGAAAATGTATAATCATGAGGATTATGATTATACAAAAAGATATGTTCATTGGGGTATTGAAGATGCAGAAGCTGATCGTGAAGCAATGTATATTGGACTAAATAATAACAAGAAAACTAAACTAACAAAAAGTACGAAATAACGATAAAAATAGTATAGGTAACATTTTTATAAAAAATAATAATTTAAAAAATATATTTTTATCTTATATTTTAAAGGTTTAAGCAAAAAAATAATCAATTATGAAAAAATTTACAGTTTAAGGGATTATGTAACATATTTTAACAAGGGAAAAGGGATGATATTATGAGGATATTTTTAATAGAAAATAAAGAATTTGATTTAGATAGATTAATGGAAAAATTATTGAGAACTGATGATATTAATGAAGTTATATCTGTTATGAGAGGTATTCGTAATAGAACTATATTTGTAAGTGTTATAAATAGATTACTTAATATGCTATCTGAAACAACAGAAGAAAATCAATATTTAATAAATAAGTTAAAGGAACAAAAAGAGGTTGAAATATTATGAAGGTGAAAAATGTTGAAATAAATAAATGGATTCCAGTAATGATATCAAAATATACTTACTTGGATATGCAAGAACAAATAAAACAAGCAGAAGATGGAACAATGGCACAATGTAATTTAAGAAGAGATATAGAAAAAAAGTTTAAGGAATATAAAGAAGAACAAGAAAGATTAATAAAGTTTAAAGATAATAAAATCTTAGGGTTAGAAAAAAGAATAAAAGAATTAGAAATTAAAATCAAAGAAGATTTTCCAAAAGTTATAACAAGAAAACTAAACTCCCAAAAAGGTGGATATGTTAAACAAATAAATATATTAAAAAATACCATTTCAGGTTATAGATTAAAAGCACAATTAAAAGAAAAAGAATTTAAAGCTTTAGAAGAAAAAAATAATAATCAAGCTTTAAAGATAAAAGAATTGTTAGATGAGCAAGGTCATACAATAGAGGAATACATGAATGATGGACTACCTCATAAAACAAAAAAAGCATTATTAAAGAAAAATAGGAGGAAATAAGAATGAAAGTAACAAATGTAAGTGTAAAAAAATTAGAAAATGCAGGAAATTTAAAAGGATATGCAACAGTTGTATTGGATGATTGTTTAGCAATCCATGATATTAAAATAATTGAAGGAAAAGAAAAGAAATTTATTAGTTTTCCATCAAAGAAAACTGTAATAAATGATGTAGAAAAATATTTTGATTATGTTCATCCAACAGTTCAAACATTAAGAGAAGAAATAGAAAAAGAAGTATTTAATCAATTTAATAAATAATTAGATATTTAAAAATCCCACCCATATATATGCACCGATTTCTTTGGATTTTTTTCATAATAATCAAATCCTTTCTATATAAAATAGCAACGAGTTTTAGGACACACCCTCTTATACGAAGTCCTGGTGGGATTGTTGGTTGCTATTTTTCTTATAATTGAGGTGTTAGTATGGATACAGATAAACTTATAATTGATAATATCCCATTAGTAAACTTAATGATAAAAGAATTGCATTGTAGATGGACTACTGATGATCAATATCAAAAATATTATGATTTTGGTTTAGAAGGATTAATTAAAGGTGCTAAGTCCTATGATGAATCTAAAGGTAAGCCAAGTACATATTTATGTATGTGTATAAAAAATAGTATATTACATTGTTTTTATTTAGATAATTTGCCTAAAAGAAAGAATCCAGTAGGAACTGATATATCACTTAATTATGCAATGTATAGTGATAATCTTTATGATTATACGGAATTAGGTGAATTAATTCCTGATCCAAAAGTAAATATAGAAGAAGAAATAGAAAAGAAAATTCAAATTGAAACAATAATAGCAGCAATTAATAGTTTAGATAATGAAAGAGATAAATTAGTTATAAAAATGTATTATGGATTAGATGGTTATAAAGAAGCTAATTCATGTGATGAAATAGCTAAAAAATTTGGTGTATCTAGAAACATGATTAACACTAGATTACATAGAGCTATAAATAAATTAAAAAAAGAATTTAAAAAAAACAAATATACAGTAATTAAGAAAGAAAAAAATAAAACATATGGTTTTGGAAAGGACAATTTGCTTATGAATGAAATAATAACAGCAACACAAGTAAAAGAAGAAAAACAAAAAACATCAACTACATTAAATAATTTAAACACAGTATTATTTCAACAAATAGATAAGTTGAATAATGACAATAGTGATTTTGAGCATGAAATAAGGAAAGCATATGCAATAGCTCAATTAGCTCAACAAATAGTAGCTAATACTAATACACAAATAAAAGCAGTAAAGCTCATGAGAGAAAAAGATATTACAGATGAAAAAGAACTTGCCATGTTAGGAATTAATAAATGAGATTCACAGAAGAAGAACAACAATTTATTAGAGATAATGCAAAAGGTATAGATACAGAACAATTAACTAGAATGTTAAACAAAAAGTTCAATACTAACTATCCTAGATATAAAGTTTATAGATGGAAGAAAAGAAATCACATATTAAGTGGAGTAGATACAAAATTTAAAAAAGGGAATCAGCCACATAATTATAAACCAGTAGGCAGTGAATTTATTAAAGATGAAGGTTATACTTTTATAAAAATTGCCGAACCGAATATCTGGAAACATAAAGCAGTAGTAATTTATGAAAAAGCATATGGAAAAATACCAGATGGATATTGTGTTGTATTTGCAGACCAAGATAAAACAAACTTTAATTTAGATAATTTAATTTTAGTAAGAAATAAAGATAAACTTACAGCTAAAAATAAACATCTGTTATTTGAAGATAAAGAATTAACAAAGACAGGAATATTAATAGCTAAATTAATAAATAAAACACATGAGAAGAAAGGTGAATAGTATGGAAAATGAAAATAAAATAAGAAAATTGTTAGGTAATGAATATCATTTATCAATTCATTATAAATCAGATATGAATAACTATAGATGGGTATTATTTAAAAAATATGATGATACAAAAATTTATTTTAGTGAAGATAATGAACCAATAATGTCCAGTGAAACAAATACTATTGATGAATTATATGAATATGCAAAAAAACATCATAAAATTGATGAACATTTCACTATTTTAAAGTCAAGTATATTTGTAGCATGTATTAATTTATTTGTTATTGTTATAAATATTATATTTTTTAATAATCAATTTATCAGAGGTTTTATCTGGGGAGTTGATTTTGTAATTATATTAAATAGTATCATACTACATATAATTTGGGAACATAACTGGAAAGTAAGACAAGAAATATTAAAAGAAAATATTTTAAAGTTAAGGAGGATGCATAATGAACTTTAATAATTATGGTGAAGTGATAAATGGAAAAGAAACATATAAAGCAATAGCTAAAGGGTTATTAGAAGGAAATACAATAGGAATTGGTTGGGATGATGAAGAATGTACACATCTTGATATTATCTTTAAATTAGGAATAGATAATAAATATGGTTGTTTTCAAAGAGGAATGCAAACTGAAGATTTATTTGTAAGTATAATAGATCATACATCTTATGGATTTATTCCAACAACAATTAAGGATGGTGGATATATTCAAGAAAAATTAAGATTTGAAAATGAAACTGGTGATAAATTAAAAGAACTTATAAATGGAATTATCATTGAATTAAATAATTTAGGTGATACAAATGATTAAAGGTGATGTGATACAATTTAATGAAAATCACAAATGGTGTGGTTGTTTAGGAATAATAACTGAAACTAAAGTAATACATAAAACTGATGAAGATGGAGTAAATGAATCAGATATTAGATATATGGTAGGAGTACCAATCCCCCAACAAGGAACAGCATTTATATTTACAATGGAATCTGATAATGAAATAGAATATGTTGGAAAAGCAGTATTAACTTTAAAGGATGATGAAAGTGAATAAGAAAAGATTAGAAGAAATAAGAGATAGCATAGATTTTCAACTAATAGTAGCTAATTCTATTGGAGTAAGAGATGAAATTGTTGATGAAGAAAAAGAATTATATGATTATGTGATACAACTAAAACAGAGAATATATAAAGTATTACATAGAATACAATTATTACAAATGGACAATGAAGTAACAATAAAAGATTTAGGCTTAATAGTCAAAGATTTAACAAGTAAAGAAGAATCCAACGGAGAAATAATAACAGATTGTCATGGTGATACAGTATTTGTAGATTATAAATAGGTGGTGATAAAGAATGAATGTATTTTTATATAGTGAAGGTGGAGAAGAATATGTTTCATATAGTCAAGAATATGTTGATGATTTAAAAGAAGAAATAACAAGATTAAAAGCAAGAGAAGAAGAATGTATGAACGCATATCTTCGTGCGACAAAATATGCTAGTGAAATGGAAGGTAAATATGTTGTTGATGAATATATAATAAATCAATTAGAAAAGTTTTTTAAATATGAATATGATAATGAAGTTAGACCATTAAATGATAGAAAAATTAGTGTATGGACAATTTGTTTAGATAAATTAAAAGAATTAAAAGAAGGTAGTGATAAAGAGTGAGTGAAATTGATATATTAAGAAAAAATATTTTTAATAATTTACAAGAAATAGAAGAAAAAGATAAAGAAATAGAAAGATTAAATAAAGAAAAAATAATATTAGAAAATGCTTTAAAATTTGTATTAAAAAAAGATGATAATTTTAAAATAGATTACAAGCAATTAGAAAAAGATTTAAAAGAATTGAAAGAAGGTAAATATGAATGAAGATTTAACAAAGAGACCTTTAGTAGAAATAATAACTGAATTAAGTTTTTTAGATCAAGAAATTGGAATGAAAGATGTTAAACATAAACATGAAATGAATAATTTAATACAAAGATATGAAATATTAAGACAAGAAGTTATTAGAAGATTTCCATTTTTAGAAAATGATGAAGCATTTAAAAAGAAAGAAAAGAAATTATAAAAGAAAAATAGGAGGAAAATATGTCTGAAAAAGAACTATCACAATATTTTCATCTTAAGAAAGAAATAGAAGATTTAGAAGAAAGAATAGAAACATTAGGCAATGGAGTAGGAAGTATCAAAATAAAAGATATGCCTGGTGGAAGTAATAAAATAATATCAATACAAGAAAAAATAGTTGAATTAAAAGAAAAATGGATCAATGCAAGAATATCAGCATTAGAAGAATATTTAAAAATAGGCAATTATATAGAAACAATAGAAGATTTAGAAATAAAACAGATAATGAGATATAGATTTATGGATTTAATGAATTGGGAACAAATAGGTGATAAAATGGGATATGAAAGAACAACAATAAGTAAAAAAGCAAGAGACTATATTAAAAATTCCCACAATTCCCATTAATATATGTTAAAATTATATTATGGAATATTTATAGAAATATAGATGCTACTAAGTATAGGTAGCATTGAGTAGATATAATGGTGGAATAGGTAGACACTTCGTGGGTAAGATATAACCATAATAGAGCCATTATCCTGAGGCAATAATTCCTAGAAAATAGGTGTAAGTCCAATGGAGGTAAATCATATAAGGTGCAAATCCTTATTTATATCTATTCAATGGTGCTTATAATAGGCACTTGGATAAGTATTATTTATCCATCTAATAACACACTATCTTTTATAGGTAGTGTACTGATGATATATAAAAGTCCTAGAGCAAAAGGTTTCATACTTTAGGGAATAATAAAAAGCCTTTATATCATTAGTACAGTATCTATAATTAGATACAAGCAATTTTATAATAGGACATTCTTATAGGCTTGAATGTTCTTTTTTTATGAGAAACAAAACTCTAAATAGGAAGTGATTATAATGCCCAGAGGTAAGAAAACAGATAATAAAATGATAGCTAAAATTATAGCTAGTTATGCCTTAACAAATAGCTATAATGCAACAGCAAAGAAACTAGGTGTAAGTGCTAATACTGTTAAAAATGTCATTAATAAACAAAAGAAAGACAATCCTGAAAAATATGCAAAAGTTTGCGAACAAAAAAAAGAAGCATTTGCAGAGCAAGCTAATGAGATAGTAAATAAGGGATTAGAACTATTAAAAAGAAGATACGATAAAGCACTAAAATATGAAGAACAATTAGAAGAATTAATTGTTTTATTAATGAATGCTGATGAAAAAGAAAATGATATTAAATATCAAGAAAAAATATCAATAGCTAAAAAGATAGGTAAAATTCAATTAAATAGTTTATCTGAAATAACAACATCAATGGGAACATTATATGATAAGATGAGACTTGCAAAAGGTGAATCAACAAATAATAATTCTTTAATGATACAAATGTCAGATGATATAAAGGAATTAAGTCAATGACATTTAGTATAGGAGAATTATATCCTAAACAAGTAGAGTTTTGTAAGGCTAAAAATAAATATGTTTGCTATGGTGGTGCAAGAGGTGGAGGTAAAAGTCATGTATCAAGAATAAAAATGTGTTTATTAGCACTATATTATCCAGGAATACAAATACTTTTATTAAGAAGAACTTTAAAAGAATTAAGAGAAAATCACATATTGCAATTACAAAAGATGTTAAAAGGAATAGCGACATTTAAAGATGCAACAAAAGAATTTATATTTCCAAATGGATCAAGAATAGTATTGGGCTATTGTGATGCTGAAAAAGATGTATTACAGTATCAAGGACAAGCATATGAAGTAATTACACTAGAAGAAGCTACTTTGTTTACCGAATTTCAATTTCAAGCATTAACAGAATCTAATCGTATGAGTGGAAATATGAAACAAGATTTTATACCAAGAATGTATTTTACTTGTAACCCAGGTGGTGTTGGACATCAATGGGTAAAAAGATTATTTATAGATAGGGATTATAGAGGAACAGAAAATCCTAATGATTACATATTTATACCAAGTTTGGTATTTGAGAATAAATATATAATGGAACACGATCCAAATTATGTAAGAGTGCTTGAAAATCTACCAGAAGATAGAAAACAAGCAATGCTATATGGTAATTGGGATGTATTTGATGGACAATTCTTTTCAGAATTTAAAAGAAGTGTACATGTTATTGAACCATTTGAAATACCAAAAAACTGGGATAAATATATTGCATTTGACTATGGACTTGATATGTTTGCTGTATTATTTATAGCAGTAGATACTAAAGGTAAAGCATATGTCTATAATGAAATACACAAATCTGACTTAATAGTTAGTGAAGCAAGACAAGTATTAAAAAGCTATATGAGAACTGACAAATTTAAAAGTATATATGCTCCACCTGATTTATGGAATAGAAATAGAGATACTGGAAAATCTACAACTGAACTATTTGGAGAAGGTGGAATAGGATTAACAAAAGTCAGTAATGATAGAATAAGTGGATGGTTAAATGTAAAAGAGTGGTTAAAAGTAAGAAAAGTAAGGCATGAGCAAACTGGTGAATTAATAGAAGATTCAGATATTAAAATATTTAGTAATTGTATTAATTTAATAAGATGTTTGCCACAGTTACAACATGATGAAAAGAATCCAAATGATGTAGCAACTGAACCACATGAACTAACACATATAACTGATGCATTGAGATATTTTTGTGTAAATAGAACAAGTCCAAGTAAAGAAGTTGTTAATAAAGAAAAGAGTTTTTATAACTTTTTTGAAACAAATAATAGCAATAAAGACTATGGAGAAGAAATAGTGGTGATTTAATGTTAGCTGATGTATTAAAACAAAAAGAAGAGGAAAGAAGAAAACAAATAGGCTATGAAATGGTAATGAAAAAAATGCCTATGAGTGTAGATACATTAATCTACTATGAAAGTTTATGCCCATGTGGTGGAATAGAAACATGGTTATATAATTTAAGCAAAATTTATCCTGATAATTTAGGATTTATGTATAGAAGAAATGATTGCAACATAGAACAACTAAAAAGATTAAACATACCATATGCTATGGATTGTGGACAAAGTGTAGAATGTGAAACAATAATATTTCCAACAGTATATGCTATGAGAGATGCACTTAAAAGAGGAAATCTTAAATGCAAAAGAAAGGTACTTGTAATACACTGTGATATGGACTACTTCACAGAATATGATGGACACATAGAAATACCTGAAGATGTAGAAATATATGGATGTAGTGAAACAGCAGCAAAACATGCAAGTAAAAGATTTAATAGAGAAGTAAAAGTGTTATGGAATCCAGTAATAGTACAAGAAGAAACCATAACATTTTTATATGCTGGCAGACTTTCTAAAGAGAAGGGAAGACATAGATTAGAGTACTTTATAGAAAGAGCAGAAGAATATGCAAGACTAAATAATAGAAAGATGCGAGTAAAGATATATACTGATCTACCATTTGATTTAGATAGATATGAGAGTGTAGAGTTACATGAACCAACAATGGATATACTACCAGAAATAAAAGCAGCTACATACTGTTTGCTTTTATCTGATACAGAAGGTTATCCATATGGATTACTTGAGCCACTAACACTAGGAGTTCCTGTGATAGTAACAAGACTTCCAATGCTAAAAGATGCAATGGTAGATAGCAGTAATGCAAAGATAATTGATTTTGATATGAGAAACTTAGATATGAATGATATTTTTAATAACATTCCTAAATTCATATATACTCCTCATGAAAGCAATAAACTATGGGATAGTATAGTTATACCAAAACAAGTTAAATCAAATAAGGCAAGATTAAAAAATGAATATAAATTAACTATTGGAATCCCAGTTTATAATTATGAAGAAATAGGTAAAGCAATAGAGAGTATTCCTAAAAGAGATGATATAGAAATAATAGTGGTAAATGATGGATCAACAGATAATACACTTGCCAGATTAAAAGAATATGACAACATTAAAGTTATCTCATATAAAGACAATAAAGGTACAGGATATGCTAGAAATAAAATACTTGATAATGCTAAAGGAGAATATATCTTAATGCTAGATGCAGATGATTATATTTATCCAGAAGTACTTGAAAGTATCTTAGGAGAGAATCATACAGAAGATATGATATTCTACAACTTAGAAATAAATGGTGGTACTGTATGGAGATTAAACAAAGGAAGTTTAAAAGAAGTATGTGGACAATCAAAACTAATTAAAAGGTCATTCGTAGATGTAATAAGATATCCTGAACTAATATATGCAGAAGATAAAATATTTAATGAGAGATTATTAAAAAAGAAACCAACAATGGTATTTACAAATAAAACACTATATCATTACAACTACCCAAGAAATGGTAGTGTATCAGATAGAACATTGAAGGGAGAAATATTATGAAAAAGAAAGTATTTAGAGCAATGTATGGATTCAAAAATGTAGAAGAAGAAAGAGAAATAATAAATAATTTATGGACTAAAAAAGTTGATAAAGCTGTAAAAGATATAAGTGGTAAGAAAAAAGAATCTACTAAAAAGAAAGTAGGTAAATAATGGAAGTATTAATCATATCGGCACTATCAATAGTGTTGATTTTTTTAGCATTTATATTAGGACTTCATTATGGTAGCAAGATTAAATCTGGTGAAGTAATAGAAATGCCTAATCCAGTAAAGAAAGTACAACAATATAAATCAATGAAGAAGGTAGAGGAAAAATTAGATAAAGAAGCACTTATTGAAGAAATAAATCTAGCAAATATAGATTCATATGATGGAACAGAATTAGGACAACAAAGTTTTCCTAATGAATAGGAGGTAGAATATGAATATAGAAGAATTAGAAAGAACAGATTTATGGAATTTATATGAAAAACATACGGATTTCATGAGGAAAAGAGAAATATACTCTGATAGTGATAAAAATTATCGTATGTATAATGGTGATCAATGGTATGGACTTAATGTAAAAGGAATTGAAAAAATACAACATAATTTTATTAAACAAATAGTTAAACAAAAAGTATCTAATATAACTTCTAATTTATTTGCAGTAAATTATAGTCCTGAAAATATAGAAAATACAGAATTTATGGAAATGGCACAAAAAACATGTGATTTACTCAATAAAAGAGCAAGTAAAGTATGGGATAAAGACTTCATGGATAAAAAGATAAAAAAATGGGCTAAGCAATCAGCAATAAATGATGAAGCAATAGCATATGTAACATATGATGAAAATGAAGATAATCCAGTAAATGAAATTATATCTAAAAATGATATTATGTATGGTGATGAAAATGAAGAAGAAATTCAATTACAACCATATATTATAGTAAGACAAAGAAAATCAGTGATAGAATTACAAAGAATGGCTAATGAGCAAAAAATAGATCCTAAATTAGTAGCAACTATTCAACCTGATAATGATACATCAACAATAGCAGGAGATAGTGGAAAAGAAGAAGTAGAAGATAAATGTTGGTTAATTACTAAATTTTATCGTAAGAATGGTAAAATTTATTTTCAACAAGCTACTAAGTATTGTGAAATAAAAAAAGATAGAGACATGGGTACACATTTATATCCATTTGCACATTTTAATTGGGAAGAACAAGAAGGAAATGCTAGAGGAATAGGAGAAGTAAGGCAATTAATACCTAATCAACTTGAGACAAATAAAACAGCAATGAGAAGAGCCTTAACTACAAAAAATATAAGTTATCCTCAAAAGGTTATAATGGAAGATAGTATTCAAAATATTCAAGATGTAAATAAAGTAGGTTCAACAATTAGATTTAAAAATATGGGTGGAACAAAAGCATCTGATGTATTTATGAATACAACACCAGGACAAATGGGTCCAGATAGTGAAAAATTACAAAATGAATTAATTACATTATCTAAAGATTTATCAAATGCAGGAGATGCAACAACAGGAAATATAAATCCTGAAAGTGCAAGTGGTAGAGCAATATTAGCAGTACAGCAAGCACAAAATCAACCATTAACAGAACAATTAATTGGACTTAAATCATTTATTGAAGATATAGCAAGAATATGGTTTGAATTGTGGCAAGTAAATGCAGAAGATGGATTGGTCATAGAAAATGAAATAACTAATCAAAATGGAGAAAAACAAGTTGAGGTGGTAACAGTACCATCTTATATACTTGATGCATTATCAACAAGTGTAAAAGTAGATATAACACCAAAAGGTGCTTTTGATAAATATGCACAAGAGTTATCATTAGAAAACTTATTTACAAATGGAAAAATAAGTTTTGAAGAATATGTTGATAGTTTAGATGCAGATAGTGTAATGCCTAAAGTTAAACTAGAAACAATAGTTAAAAATAGAAAAGAAGCTCAAGAACAAATAGCACAAATGCAAGCTCAAGCTAATGCTATGATGGAACAATCAAATCAAATAATGCAAGCTAGAGATGATATAGCTGCTATACAAGAACAAGGTAATAATATGGTAGAAACTACAGTAATGTAGTTTTTTATAATGCTCCAAACATTGTAAGAGGATAAAAGAATATGGAATATATAGTCTACAGGACTTTAAACTGGGAGGAAAAATGGAAAATAATGAAATGTTAGAACAAACTAACGAAACTGAAAATGTAGATACTCAAACTACAGAAGAAAATGGGGAAGGTATAGAACTAACTGATACCTCAAAAACATCTGAATCTGATGTCGTAGATGATGCTACTTCAAATGATGAGACAGATGAAAAAGAAGAAGTTAGAACATTTACTCAAGAAGAAGTAGATGCAATAGTTCAAAAAAGACTAGCTCGCAAAGAGAGAGATTTTCAAAAAGAACTATCAAAGTATAAAAGTGCTGAAGAAGTACTTAAAACAGGTCTTGGTGCAACAGATATAAATGATGCAGAGGACAAATTGAGAGAATACTGGGGAGAACAAGGTATGAAAATGCCTGAACGAGTAAAACCAGGATTAACTCAACATCAATTGGAAGTCCTAGCTCAAGATGAAGCAAATGAATTTATTGAGGAAGGTTATGAATCAATGAAAGCAGAAGCTAACAGATTGGCTAGTAAAGGCTACCAAAATCTTAATGAAAGCGAAAAAATTATCTTCAATAAATTAGCAGAAACACTAACTAATGAAGATAATAAGAAAGCTTTATTAAAATTAGGAGCAAGTGAAGATATATTATCTGACAAATCATTTAATGATTTTAGAAAGAAATTTAATTCAAATGTTCCAATAAATGAAATATACGATATGTATATGAAAAATAATAAAAAGAAAACTGTCAAAGAAAATCCAGGAAGTATGAAAAATAGTGATGTTAATATTACAAAAGATTACTATACTCCTGAAGAATTATCTAAATTAACAGAAGAAGATTTAGATGATCCAAAAGTATGGGAAGTAGCTAGAAAATCTATGTATAAAAACGGAACTAAAAATTATTATGAATAATCCTGGTAAAAAAGAAGGAGAGTGATGAAAATGGCAGTATCTAATTTTCAACAAACAATTTGGAGTAAATCAATTCAAAAAGCACTAAAAACTATAACTTCATTAAGAAATCACTGTGATTTCCAATATGAAAAAGACACAAAAAATGCTAAAGAGGTAAAAATACTTAATGTTGCAAGACCAACTATAAGAACTTATAGTCCAGGTACACCACTTGTATTAGAAGCATTAACTGATGCAAGTCAAACTTTACAATTAAATCAATATAGATATTATAATATTGAAGTTGAGGATATTGATAAAGCACAATCAGTTCCAGGTTTAATGGAAGCTGGTACTGAAGAAGCTGCTCGTGGTCTTTCTGAAGAAGGAGATAAATATGTTGCTTCTATAATTGAAACAGCAGTAGAAGATGGAACTAATCCAATCGGACAAAGTTCTACAGTAATTTCATTAACTAAAAATAATGCAGTAGCTGCAGTAGAAGATGGATTTGCTTACCTTTATGAAAAGAATTGTCGTGTAAATGATACATTCTATCTAGAAGTAGCACCAAAAGTATTCACTATCTATAGACAAGCATTAACTGAACTATCTACAGATAATCCTGAAATATTAAAGAAAGGTGCTGTTGGTAAAATCAACAATGCTTATGTATGTATTGAAAACTTACTTCCAACTGGTAAAGTAGGAACAGGTTCAGCTGATGATACATACTATAATGTATTAAGAACATCTAAAGCAATAGCATTTGCTGAACAAATTGATAAAGTAGAAGCATATAGACCAGAAGGTGCATTCCAAGATGCAGTAAAAGCTTTATATGTATTTGGTGCTAAAATAGTTAGACCAGATGAAATCTATGTAATCAAAACAGCAATGTAATTAAAGGGCTATAAGCCCTTTTTTTCGTGAGAGCAGTATAAGAGTGGTGCAACTCCACTCCTTGCGACCAAGGAGGATAAAATATGCAAAAAAACAATGAATTATTTATTGTAAGACCAAATTTAAAACAATATTATGGTAGAACAATAAATAAAGAAATGACATTTGATGAATCAACCGAAGATGGTAGAGTACATCAAACATTAGAAAATCTTGTTTTAACTACTGTCATACATGATGAACAAGAATTTAACGGAATAAAAAGTATAGAGGACAGTAAAATGGTACAGGAATTACCAGAGGGAACTATTCTTATATGGAATGAAAGAGATGGTTATATAATTCCTAATGTTGCTGTATATAAAATGAAAGATTTAGAAGAAGAAATGAATGACATAAAAAGAATATACAAAGACAATACTGATATGAACCCAAAGGAGGGATAATATGACACTATTGGAAATGAAGGAGAAAGTATATAGACTTATAGAAGAATTAAGTGATAGTGCATCTCCAACAGAAGAAACTGAACCAACTGAAGAAGTTGTGAATGAAGAAAACACAGAAGAAGTAGTTGAGGAAACAACTGAAGAAGAACATTTAACGGATGATCCTGATTATGAAAAGAAAATTAATACTTGTATCAATATAATACAAAATGAACTTGCTAGAATAAAGAAAATACCTGCTAAAACTACATATAATACAGAAACAAGTCAAACAGGTAATGTTTATACATTTGCTAGTGATATATATCAAATTGATAAAATTATAGGTTGCAATTTTACAATAATTGGTAAAACAATAATATTTGATGAAAAATATAAAGGCAATGTAGATATCTATTACTATAAATATCCTACTCCAATAACAGAAGATACTGATGATGAAACATATATATTTGAATTAGATCAAGATGCACTTGAAATAATGCCATTCGGTGTAGCTGGAGATATGCTAAAAAGTGATCCATCTACTAACTATGGTGCATATTATTCAAGTAGATATAATGAATTAAAACAAATGCTAGATTCAAGAGTAACAAATGGAGTAATCATTATAGATGAAAGTGAGGCATTAGATTTTTAATGGCAGTAGAGATAGTAAATAGAAATTATAGTAATTTTAGAGGAGTAGACTTTAGTAATAGTGAAGTAAATTTATATAGAAGTCCAGATTCAGTAAATATGTGGAAAAATTATGATGATGGGGAAGGAATAGAAACAAGACCAGGTATGACACTACTAGGAGAATTTGGTAGTCAAATATTTGGTCTCTTTTTTTATAAAGTTCAAAATGTAATACAAGTAATAGTACATGCAGGTACAAAATTATATAGATGGACTAATTATCCTAATAGTCCAGTAGAAAAAACTGAATTATTTAGTGGTATGAAACCAGCATTTAGTAATTTTCATGTATTTAATAATATTTTATATATACATGATGGATTAAATTATTTAGAGTATAATGGAACAACTTGTAAGAGTGTAGAAGGTACAATACCAATAACAAGGTTAGGAACAACACCATCTGGAGCAATTTATAAAGATGATGCTGATTATGTATATCAAGATATCAACTGTTTAACAAGTTTAAGAAAGAATGGATTTGTTGCAGATGGTGAATCAACTGATTACTATCTAGATTCAACTAATTTAGATCCTGCAACAACATATATAATGCATGCAACAGTAAATGGTGTAGATAAGATAGAAGCAGTAGATTTTACTGTAGACAGAACAAATGGAGTTGTTACATTTAATCAAGCTCCAACAGCACCACTTGAAGATGGAGATAGTAATGTAATAATAACTTATTCTAAAACTAATACAGAATTAGCAAATAGAGTAAAGAAATGTACTATATCAGTAGAGTTTGATAATAGGATATTCTTTAGTGGAAATCCTGATTATCCAAATACAGTATTTCATACAGAACTAGAAGATCCGAGATATGTAAGTACACAAGGATATTCAACTGTAGGTTTAGATACTGCTAATATAAAAGCCTTAATACCAGGTAATGATATATTATGGGTATTTAAAGAAACAGTACAAAACTACTCAAATGTATTTTATTTAACTCCAACAATAGATAATGAATTAGGAAAGATATATCCAAGTGTAACAGGTAATATATCAACAGGATGTATTTCGACAGGAGTTAATTTCAATGATGATATATGTTTCTTTAGTAGGAATGGATTAGAAGCAATAGGAAAAACTTTAGGGGATGATCAAATACTTGTACATAGGTCAAGTATGGTTGATTCCAAAATGATAAGTAATACTAATTATAAAAATGTTAAAATAGCCGAATATAGAGGTTATTTGATGTGTTTATTAGATAGTAAAGTATTTCTAGCTGATAGTAGAAATTTATTTGAAAAAACAGCAGGTAAAAATGAATATGAATGGTTTTATTGGGAATTACCGAATACTATCAATTTTATGACAGAATATCAAAACGATTTATATTTAGGAAATGCAGATGGAAAGATTTACATATTAGAAGGTACAACAGATACAGTACCAGTTTATAATGAACAAACAGAACAATATGTAGAAACCTCTGTAGGAATATCAAGTAAATGGACAACAACAAGAGATACATTTAAGTATGCTAGTTATAGAAAAATAACTAATAAAAGAGGTGGAACAGCATCAGTAAAAAGTATGAATAATGATGCTGTTAAATTAAAAACTATAACAGATTTAAGAACAAATGAAATAGGAACATATAATGATAGTAAAGGTTATATAGTTTATAGAGTAAAAGAGAAAAAATGGAAATGGATTCAATTAGAATTTAGTTCAAACAAACCGTTTGGACTTTTTTCATGCACTTTAGAATCTTTCATTGGTGGATATGTAAAAAGATAGGAGGAATATAAATGAGTGAAGAAGAAAGATATCAAAAATTAGCAAATGAAAGACAGGCAGCAATAGATAATTCAAATAAAACATATGATGATTTGCTAAATCAAAATGATGCATATACCAGAAGTAATAATGAGTTTTTAACAAATTATCAGAATACACAAAATGATATATATGATAAACAAACTGCTTTTAATGTAGGATTACAAGAACAAAATAAAGAAAAAGCAGAACAAGAATTTCAAAAAGAAGCACAGGCTAGTAAAAATGCTTATTATGATTTTATAAACCCATATGGAGTACAAGCAGAAATACAAGCTAAAAACGGATTAAATAATTCAGGATATAGTGAAACAGTAAAATCTCAAGCATGGACTACTCAACAAAATAGAACAGCACAGGCTAGAGCTAATTTAAATAATGCTAAATTGCAATTTGATAATGCTATAAAAGAAGCATATTTAAACAATGATACACAAAAAGCACAATTAGCTTTAAAGATGTTAGAACAACAACAGCAAGAGGCATTAAGAAGTTTTAATTACAGAAGTGATATAGGACAACAAAGATTAACTAATAATCAAAACTTAGATACTGACTATAATAATAGGTACAATACACTTTATAATCAAATTCAAGATGAAAAAGCTAAAGCAGAAGCAATAAGACAATGGGAAGCTGAAATGCAATTTCAAAGAGATCAAGCAGCTCAAGCTCAATCAAATTGGGAAAGAGAATATGCTTTAAGCCAAGCTAACTCATATTCAAGTAGAAGTAGTTCTGGTGGTTCTGGAAACAGTTATGATGTTTTAACAGATATTAGTAATAATAGTCAAGATATTGGAAAAACAGTTAATCCATATACTGGAACAAGAAACAAAGATGCTGATACATATGGTACATTCTCAAATGATTATCAGCCAAAAGGAATAAGTGGTTATGGAACAGTAAGCAAAACAGGAGATACTATAGCAGTAAATGGAAAAACACAAAATATATGGAAGACTCCAGATGGAAGTAAATGGTACTGGGATGGAAGAAGTAATCAATATGTAAGAATTTCTTCAGGAACTACTGGTAAATCAGCAGCAGGTGGTGGAGCTGGTGCATTTGGTGCAGCTATTAATGCAATTTCAGGTGGAGGCTTCAGATAGGAGGTATATCTAATGGCACATTATATTTTAAACAATGATGGAAGTATAACAAAACAAAAAAAGAAAAAGAACATGTTAGATCATGCTGCTGATGCAGGGAAATTCATATTTAACTTACCAACTACAGCAGTTAAAACAGTTTATGATGTTGGTAAAAATGTAGTAAAAAATACACCAAAGACTCTTGCACAAATTGATGCATTTAGAAGAAGTTCTCCTAAAGAAAAAGTAACAACAGGTTTAAAGACAATAGGAAATACTGCAACTAATATGGCACATGGTACTGGAAAAGCAGTAGAAAATTTTTATGATTTCACATTAAATGCTTCTAATAATGTAAATACTGCACTTGAAGAAAAGTTAGGAATAAAGACAAAAGAAGAAGCACAAAAGTCAAGAAAACAAGCTCAAGATATAATAAAAAGAGATTTAACAACTGAAGCAGAAAATGCTTTAGGTTGGACTGATGAACTTAGAAATGAATGGGAAAAAGGATCACTTGTAAAAAGGGATAATATAGGAGGTCAAGTTTCACAGGCAATAGGTGAAATGATGCCAACATTAATTGTTGGTAATAAAATAGGTGGTTTTCCACAAAATGCAACAAAAGTTCAAAAATTAATAAGTTCTATACCAACAACTCAAACAATGGGAATTGGAGCATATGGTGGTGCATTAGAACAAGCATATAATGAAGGAGCTACTACAAGTCAAGCAAATAAATATGCTTTAGGAAATGCAATAACAGAAGTTGCTACTGAATGGCTTACAGGAGGAGTTCCTGGAGTTAATGATGTAGGTTTTTTAGATAATTTAGAAGAAAAAACTTTAAATAAAGTTTCAAATAACTTAGCTAGATTTTTAATAAAAGAAGGATATAATGTAGTAGGTGAAGGTGCTGAAGAAGCACTAAGTGAAATGATTAATCCAATATTAAAAAATGCAACATATTCACATGGAGAAAAGATTAATTGGAATGATGTTATTCAAAGTGCTGTTGTAGGAGGTTTAACAGGTGGTATATTAGACTTACCTGGTAATGTATCAACTTATAAGTATGATGTAAATAATTCTAGAAATAACATAAATCAAACTAATTTAAATGAAAATGCACAGGATAGTATAAATCTACCTACTAATCAATATGTACCTCAAAATGACTTTAAATCACCTACAAATCCAAATCAAAATATTAATATAAATGAAAATATTAATCCTTTAACAAATCTACAAGAATTTACACAAAAGCAACAAGAAGTAAGAAATCAGCAACAAATTGAAGATACAAATAAAAGATTAAATACATTAGAAGAACAACTAGAACAACAAGGAACTAGAATATTAGAAGAATCTGAATCTCAAAGAGAGGCAATGATAGAAAACTTTAAAGAGTATTTAGAGGAACATAATATTACTAATCCAACACAACAAGATATAAATGATTCTATTACTGATTTAATGAGCTATGATAATGATTTGGATTTTGCTGATACAATTAAAGCTGAAAAATTATATAATCAATATGTAAAGGAATATATGCAAGAAAATGGTATTCCTTTTAATAATGAAAAATCATTTAAAGAAAAACAACTAGATATAATAAAAAAATATAATCCTATGCAAGATGATTACCATACAGGAATTAGAAATATAGAAGACATTAAGACATTGCAAGAAGCGATTAATGATAGTGATTATATAGACTATGATGAATTTAACCCTGATTTAACAAGGCAAGATATTGAAAATGCCATTAGAAGTGGAATGATAACAGTATATAGTTCATATCCAATAGAAAATGGTGTGTTTGTATCTCCATCAAAGATGGAAGCAGAAAGTTATTCAGGAGATGGTAAGATATATTCTAAAGAAGTACCAATAAATAGTGTAGCATGGATAGATCCAACACAAGGACAAATGGCGACTGTTGTAACTTTACCAACAATAAATAAAGGAAATATTCCTATTAATAAAGAAGTTTTTAACAAATATGATAATGTTAAAGATATGATGAATAGCGAAATTAATAATTATGATGGCAAATTAAATGTTAAAGATGCATCACAAATTAGTGAATTAAATAATATAGATTTATCTAAGTTAGATAAGACTGCAGTTTATCATTTAGCCACAAGTATTTTTGATAAATACAATAGTACTAATCATTTTAATAATGATGGAAATAAAATAATTGTTTCTCATGCTGATATTAAAGAAAGTATTAAAAATATTTATAATGATAACCAAATTAAATATTTAAAAGAACATTTACAAGCATTTTCAGATTTAGGTGATATTATAGAAAGTGCAACTTTATCTTCACAAGGAATAGAAAATAAAAAAAATGTGCAATCTGCACATCAGCATAATAATATATGGAGTTATTATTTAAATGGTTTAAAAATAAATGGTGATACATATTTATTTGAATTTGATGTTGTTTCAAGGGATAATGGAGAAAATCATTATAGAGTTCAGAGAATACAAAAAACAGATGCCTCGGCTGGAAACACTGTTAATAACAGCATAACTCCAACTTTAGAGACACCTGTTTCTAACAATAATGATACCATAAATAGCAAAAAAAGTCAAATATCATTACCATCACAACATAATATGCAACAAAATCAGAAAATAATACCTAATAAAAAAGATTTTGAAACTAAAGTTCAAGAAAAGGTAACAAAAAAAGTAGAAAATAAAGGATTAGAAGCATTGAAAAAGGCATCCAATATTGGTAGAAATGATCTTCAATTAAATAGAAATGAAGCTAAACAATTAAAAGAAAGTCTAAAGCAATATATAGGCAAAACTAAACAAGAATTAACTAATTCCAAAACATATAATGATATAACTAATACAGTAAAACAATTTATGGAAAATCAAATAGAAACTATAGAAGGTGAAAAAGTTAATTTAAGTGATTTAGATATAAAGAAGGCAACTAATAAGATATTTAATTCTTTGGTAAATAATTCATTATCTAATCAAGAAATAACAGATATTAAAAATGAATTAGCTGAAAAATATTCTAGAAGAACAAGGCAAGCAGTTCAAGAAGAATTATTAGAAGATATGGGAATAACTTTAGAAGATATATCTGTAGGAAAAGATATTAATGCATTAGACTTTCAAAGAACTGATCCTATAAGATTAAATGAAAAGGTATTTGGTGCAGAAACAGGTAAAAAGATAAATGATGCAACTATTAATAGAACAAAGCATAATGAAGCTGAAAGAACTAGATTCTTAAATAAAGAAAGAAGTGAGATAAAAAAATTAGGTATTAAACCTCATTCTAAAGAAAGTGCTGCAGTTCAAAAATATGGTGAAAAACAGTTTATTAGTGATAAAGGTGAAATTGTTAAGTATGGAGATAGAGAACTTAGTGCAGAATTTAAAGATGTAACTACACAAAATAAAATAAAACATGCTGCTGAAGTATTAAGAAATAAATATGATAAATATATAGATCAAATTAATAGTGTAATTACTGATTTAGGGTATGATCCAATTCCTAAAAGACCAGATTACATGAGACACTTTCAAGAGATTAATGATAAATTAAGTCAATGGGGTGTTCCATTAAATCCAACTAATCTAAACGAAAATAATATACCAACGGATATTAATGGTTTAACAGACCAATTTAGACCTGGTAAGAACTGGTTTGCAAGTGCAATGAAAAGAAAAGGATTAAGAACAACATATGATGCTATAACAGGTATTGATGGTTATTTAGAAGGTGCAAGTAATTTAATTTATCATACAGAAGATATTCAAAGATATAGAGTATTAAGTAAATTTATTAGAGATACATATGGTCAAACTCATGGTATGGATAATATAGATCCAAGTACTGAAGAAGGACAACAAAGAATAAATGACATATTTGATAATAAATTAAGTAAATATGTTGCATGGTTAGATGAACAAGCAAATTCATTAGCAGGTAAAAAAGGTGGAATAGATAGAGCAGCAGAAAGATTATTAGGTAGAAAAATTTATTCAGTGTTAGATGCAGCAAAAAAACAAGTTGGTTCTAATATGACTGGATTTAATGTAAGAAGTGCATTAACAAACTTTGCCAGTGCTGTACAAGGTGTATCTAAAACAAATAAATTAGCTTTCTTAAAGGGTACAATATCTACAATGAAGAATATAGTCCATAATGATGGGTTAATAAATAAATCTGACTTCTTAACAAGTAGATTTGGTAGTAATCAATTATCTAAAAAGTTATGGCAAAAAGCAAGTAATGCAGGACAAATATTTATGACAGGTTCAGATTATTTTACTGCTAACCAAATATGGAGAAGTAAATATTATGAAAATCTATCTAAAGGAATGAGTGAAAATCAAGCTATAAAAAATGCTGATGATTTTGCAGCAAGAATAATGGGAGATAGATCTAAAGGAGCAACTGCTGAAATATTTAATTCTAAAACACTTGGATTATTAACTCAATTTCAATTAGAAGTAAATAACCAATGGTCATCAATAGTTCATGACAATAAGATGGATTTAAAGACTGGTAATAAATCAGGAGCAACAGTAATGTTCCAATTAGGACAACTTGCAGCATTAAGTTATTTATTCAATAATATGATGAAATCTCTAACAGGTTCAGATGTAATGATAGATCCAATAGATATGTTAAAGAAGATACTTGGTGGAGATGATGATGAAGAAAAGACAACTGAAGAAAGAGCTAGAGAAGTAATTGGTGATTTAATCAATGATATACCATTTGCTAGTTTTATGACAGGTGGTCGTATTCCAATGTCAGAAGCATTTAAAGGTACTGAATCATTATTTAAATATGCTACAGGTCAAAAAGATAAATATGGTAATAATATAAAATCATCTGATGTTAAGAAAGATTTAATAGAAAGTGGTTTTTATTGGTTACTTCCTACAGGGTATGGTCAAGCAAAGAAAACTACTAAAGGATTATCAATGTATGATAAGAAATTACCTATGGCTGGTAGTTATACAGATAGTGGAAATTTAAGGTTTAGAGCAGATGAATCAACAAGTGGTAAGGTAAAAGCGGCATTATTTGGACAATATTCTAGTAAAGAATCTCAAAAATATATAGAAAGTGGTTATAAAGCAATAAATAAAGCTAGATTAGATGAAGTTAAAGAGTTAGGAATGTCTGCATCAGAATATAGAAAGTATCGTGAAAACTTAAATAAAGCAGGAACAACTAATGCAGATAAAATAGAATATATAGCTAATTCAAATTATTCTAATAAAGAAAAAAATATTATGGCAAAAAATGTATTAGGTAGAGATTTTGACATAAAAGAATACAATAAATATAATTCGTATGAAGAATATGATTATGCTACCAAATATCCTGATAAATATTCAGT